GATCGCGGCGATGCCCTGCAGAATGAACACCGACAGTGTGCCGACGACGTACGGTGTATCCAGTTTCCCCACCCAGTAGAGCGCGAAGTACGACCACAACACCGCGATGCCGAGGAGAAAATAGATCAGCTTCCCGAGATCCTCGTGCACGCCCGGTTTCGAGATAAAGAAATAAATGAAGTTGAAGTCGGGCAGGCTCACCGATGCGCGGTAGAACACCACGCCGACAATCCCGAACATGAGCAGCGCGAGCAGCGACGGGAAATATTCCTTGATCAATCGCAGGATCTCGCTTGCGTCCGCATAGTCGAGCTCGAGGTACTTCGCCCCGACGATAAGCAGCCAGAGGAACCCGAGCGCACCGGCCGTGCGCACGATGCAGAGCAGGATGTGCTCGGCCTCTTTCGACATTTCTAGCGCACCTTGCCCCACTTATTGACGAATCGCTCACGGTTGCGTGCGTGCTGTCCAGGCGCCCACCTGGTCGCCGCGCCCGCCTTGTGGTGATGCACCACCAGGTCATCGCGCAGGCAGAACCGGGCGCCGGCGTACGACAAGCGCATGAGCCAGTCGTTATCCTCGAATGCCTGGCCCGGCCGGTAGCCTTCATCGAACCCGCCGGCGCGCTCGTAGAGCTCACGCCGCAGCATCGCGCAGAAGTGCAGGCCCGCGCCGTGCGGCTGCTTGATGCCCTGGTCGGCGGCGCTCGTGCAGCTCGAGTGGCAATGCCACGCCTCACGCTCCGGGCACCAGGCCGCGGCGATCACGTAGCCCCGGGGACCGAGAGCGGCGAGCTCCGCGGCCATCTGCCAGAGCACCGGGCGCGGGTGTGCCACCTCGGGATTGGTGAGCACGATCGTATCCGAGCTCGCCGCGGCCACACCGCGGTTGATCGGCACGCAGGGGTTGAGCGGGTAATCCTTCGGCGCCAGGCGCTCGATCACGACCGGCCACGGCACCGCCGGGATCCTCACCGGATCCGGCGAGCCATCGTCGACCACGACGAGCTCGAGATCGCCGCCGTTAAGCGCGTAGTGCATGCGGTAGCTGTCGAGCGTGCGCTCGAACGCCGCCTGGCGCTGCCAGTACGGCATCACGATCGAGATCATACGAACCCCACGTGCTGCGGCGGCTCGCGCACCAGGAAGTTGATCAAGCGATTTTTCTCGTTGAACTGGCAGTGATGGCAGGTGCGCGCGTCGAAGTCGTAGCGGCGCGTGGCCTTGAGCCAGTCGGCAAAGCGTTGCTCGCGTAGGTCGCCGATCTCGCCGTGCCGGGTGTAGGAGGTGGTGCAGCAGCGATAGATCTTTTGATTGCCGCCGATGTAAAGCACAAACTGCTGCTCGCCGCAGAACGCGTAATCGGGCGCCTGCTGCCGCAGATCCTCGACGCGCGCGGTGAAGAGATCGACGAGCTTGAACCCGTCGCCCTCGAGCTCGCGCGCCGCCGCGCGCTGCGCGTCGATCGCCTCGGCGAGCCCGTCGTAGTACGCCGCCCCGCGTTGCGAGAACATCGCCGAGAGGCGCAGATATGAGAGGCCGCACGCCTTCACGATGCGAGCGGCGTCGAGGATCTCCGCGCAGTTTTCCCGCGTCACGACGAACCCCACGCCGATATACGGCGCCGGCGCCGGACGCTGCGCCGACGTCTGGCCCTTGCCTAGGATCTCGAGCGTCGCGAGCACGCGTCGGAATAGCGGGCTCCGGCGCATCGCCTGGTACGTACTCGAGCGCGCGGCGTCGAGGCTCACGCGCAGCCAGGTGAGACGCCAGAGCGGCCCCTGGTCCGGCAGAGCGAGCAGCCGCGTGCCGTTCGTCACGAGCCCCGTCTCGAGGCCGAGTGACTGCGCGTGCGCCAGGATGCGCCAGAAGTCCGGGTGCACGGTCGGCTCGCCGCCGCCGGTGAACTCGATCGAGGTGCAGCCGAGCTCGGCGCAGTCGTCGAGGATCTCAAGCGCCTTCGCGGTCGGAATGAACCGGGCCGGGTTGCGGTTGCCCGCCTCGGCGAACTGCTCGACCGAGAACCCGTCGGCCATGCGGTAGGCGCAAAAGTGGCAATCCTGGTTGCACAGGTCCGAGACGATGAAATGCAGGTGCGTCGGCACGATGTCGTGCCCCGCGCGCAAGCGCGCGATCCGCTCAAGGTGCCACGCCGCCTTGAGGGTCGAGTAGGCGCTCATGCGGTGACGCGCTCGAGCGCCTCATCGAGCGCCATGATCGGGAACACATCGAGCGCGCTGCCCGGGGTGCAGTTGATCACCTCGACGCCGGCGCGCTCGAGCGGCTCCTCGAGATTGCGGAACATCGGCAGCATCGCCGCGGCGAACGCGCGCGGGTGCGTCGGCGTCGGGTGCGGGTCGTGCCAGTGCGTGCGCCCCGCGATTACGCGCATGTCGTAGCCGAGGAGCAGGATCCGCTTGGCGCCGGCGAGCACGGCGAGGTTGATCGCACCGTAGCCGGCATTGCGCCCGTGGTGGATCGCCCCCGGGTCGAGCGAGAGCCCCATCGGCACCCCGGCGTCGCGTAGCGAGGTGATGCGCGGATCGCGCTCGGGGAGGGTGCGATTCTCGAGCGTGAAAATGCGCCCGGCGAACGCGCGCCACAGCGGGTCGACGTGATGCCAGGCGAACCACCGCAGATCGTAAAACAGATGCAGCTCCGCCCACGGGGCGAGCCGGTATCCGTTGTTAATCGCGATCGTATGCAGGCCCCGGCAGCGGTTGACGAGCTCGGGCGTGAGGCTCGGGCCCGAGGCGAAAATCGCGCACGTTGCGCCGGGCTCGGTCCACAGGCGCGGCACCGCGCCCGTCGGCCAGGTCTTACGCGGCATCGCTCGCCCACTCGCGCGCCTGGTAAGTGGTGCCGCCGTCGATCGACATCACCTCGATGATGTTGAGCGCGTTCGGCAGCGTGACGAACGGCGGCGGCGAGGCGAGCGGCGCCCACTGCAGCGTCGACGGCCAGGTCACGGCGCGCCCGCCGGTGGCGTCCTGCTTGAGGTAGATGAGAAACCGGTGCACGCGCACCGGCGCGCTCGCCGGGTTCGTGAACGTGATCGCGCAGTCGGCCGTCAACGTGAGGTTGAACACCTCGGCCAGGCGCAGGTCGATCGCGTACGCGGCGCCGGTGTTCGCGGTCACGATGTTGGCGCGCGGGTCGTGGCCTAGCGGCCGGTAGTCGGTCCACGACGTCGGCCCGGTCGTGTTGGTCACGACGGTATAGAGCGGGATCTTATCGGCGCCGAAAGCCGAGGTGTTGACGCTAACCGTGCCCTGCCCGTTCACCTCGACGTAGTTGGTCTGGCTCGCGGTAAGCGTGACGGTGCCGTTGGCGATGTCGGTCGGCGTGCCGCGCACGTTGAAGCGCCCGCCGAAATAGCCCCAGGTGAGCCCGGCCGAGGTCGAGTCGCGTCGGCCGAAGAGGAGCGCCTGCGAGAGCGCATCGAATAGCGCATTGGCGCGCTCCTCTTTGTTCGCCTGCGTCTCGCCGAGGAGGTCGAGCTTTGTCGAGAAATCGCTCACGTGCCAATCCGGTCAAAGAGGAGCACGAGCTGCTCGGCCTCGGTACGCGCCTTGCCGGCATTCTCGGCGATGCGCGCCTTGACCAGGCGCCGCAGCACGCCGGGTTTGCAGTTGGCGAGCTTGGCCGTCGCCGCGATCGCCGCCTTGTATGTCTCGCCCGCGTCGGCGACGTCGCGGCACAGGCCCTCGAGCTCGGCCAGGCGATCGCGGATCACCGTCACCTTGAGAATCGGCTCGGGCTCCTCCGCCGCCGGCGCGCCGCCGCGGCCGTGCACCTCGGTTTGCTGCGTGCTCAAGGTCATGCGGCGTTACTCCTCTAGGCTTGGGTGCGTTGCGCGATGAGCGGGAACCCCTCGCCCATCGTCTCCGAGATCTGCGTCACGACGATGCCGACGCGCGTCGCCGCGCCGCCGCCCTGCTCGGCGACGGTGAGCGAGTCGACAAGCGTCGAGAGCGTTCGCTGCACGCGCATTTTCGAGAACCGGCCCGACGAGCCGCCGAGCGGCGTCGTGCGGCCGCGCGTGTCGATGTCGACGTAGAGCAGATTGCTCGCCGGAACGCTGAGGATCACGCCCCACCGGTCAACCATGAAAGTGGCGTTGTGCGCGCTGAAAATGTAGACGTACTCGCCGGCGACCAGGCCGTGCGGGCCGGGCGTCTCGAGACGCGTCGGGTTGCCGTAGATGATCCCCGAGAGCCCGATCTCGGCGGCGCAGAACCACCTGATCACGTACTGCTCGTAAGCCTCATTGAGCGGCACCTCGATGCTGTTTTTCCATTGCCCGTTGTAGCGCGTCCGGCGACTGCCCTCGAATTCCCAATCATCGTTGAGCTCGTCGCGCACGAGCACCTCGAGCGTCGGCGCCCGCGGCTTGAGGCGGTTGCAGTTGAACCGCTCGAGGTAGGCGGCCGCCTGGTCGATGCGCTCGCCAAACGGCGTAGCTTTCCAGTACCGGTCGAGGCCGATCTCGTTCTGATTCATCCGCGCGTTGGCGATCGTGCCGGCACGCAGCAGCACGAACGGCTCGCCGCCGGCGTGATCGCGGATCTCGTGCTCGGTCCCGAGGCGGCCGCGGCGCAGGCCCGTAAGGCGGAACGTGTTCCCGGAGAACCCCTGGAATTCTCGGAATTGCACCACCTCGCGACCGACGATGGCAATGTTTGCATTCTCGTCGACCATGTCGTCATAGCTCACGGTGGCGAGCTCGCCCGAGTAGAGAAACACCTCGATCGCGTTCGCCTCGTCGGTGGCGTGCTGGTTGGTGTGATCGCCGAGCGCAGAAATGCACCATCCGGCCGCGGCCACGCTCGTCAAGGTTGCTTTCTGTTCATACGCCGTATCGTCGGCGCTCTTCGATACGACCGCACCATCAAAGTCGTGCTCGGTCGCGACGGCCACGTAAACGCCGGCGTGATCGTCCTCGGGGCGCAGCACCGGGATATCCATTACAAAGAGCTCCGGCGGGCTCGGGATCGTCGGCGTCTGCGGATCGCCCGGGCCGGTGGCCGCCAGGGGATTGAAATCGTAGTCGCCGAGATCCTCGTTTACGGCTTCCCAGTTGATCCGCATGCCATCGTCCTGGCGCTTGACCAGGCGCACGCGATAGTTGGCATTCTCGCCAGCGATGTCGACGACGTCTGTCGGCTCCAGGTCGGCGTACTGATAGCTCGTTCGGAACGCAAAGCGCTGCCGCTCGCGCCACGCGGTGAAAATGTTTGTGTCCGCGACGCTACGCGCCTTGGCGTTCGTCATCACGATGGGCAGCTCGAGCGTCTGGCGGTTGTCAGACGATCCGATCAGGCGCTGCGACGTCTGCGCCCCTACCTGGTACTCCGCATCGCGGTCGACGAACACCACGCGCAGCTCGCGCGGCAGTTGCACATCGTCGAGCCGGACCATTTGGATTGCCTCCGGCACCTCCTCGCCTGGCGCGTGCGCCGCGAGCTCGCTGTGATCGAGCTCGAGGACCGGCGCCTGCCCGCGTGGGACATACTTGAAAACGTCGCCCTGGTCGACGGCGTCGAAAAAATACGCCTGCTGCAGTTGCTCGATGCAAGCGCGGCCGCTCGCCGGCGTGCTGATCACGTACCCATCGGTCGTCGCGGTGATGTCCGTCGTATCGGATTCGTCCGGCTCATAGCCGCATAGCTCGTGGATCTCGTCGATGATCGCGGCGACGTTGTACCCGTTGCTCGACAGTTGATCGAACGGCACGCCGCGCACGCCGGATCCGGTGTAGATGACTTTTTTCCTGGTGATCCCGAACCGCGTGAAAAAGTACCCGCCGAGCTCCGGCGTCGACAGCAGATCGGACCATTCATAAAAGAGCTCTGACGTACCGGCCGCCAGCGTGAAGAGCTTCGGCGGCGAGAACCGATCGAGCGCGTATATCTGGCCGTCCGGATCACGTCCGAGTAGCCATCGGTACGTCGTCGGCGGATTCCCGGCGCCACCGATCGGCTCATCATTCACCAGCGCGCCCTGCTCGTCCCACACCAGCAGGTGCCCGTCGTACTCGTTGATCGCGTAGATGAGCCCCTCGGCGGGCGAGTGCATGAATGCGCGCGTGTCGATCTGCCCCGACACCGCCTGCAGCGTCGCACCCGCCGGCGATCGCTGATCCCAGGACAGGCCGCGCACGTACCCCACGTAAAACTCCCACGGCACGCCGAACGTGTCGACGCCAAGGATTGATTCCTGCTCCGAGACGTCCATCACGAACCCGCCGCCGGGGAGCGGTATCGGCCCGCCGGAGATCTGCTGCGGCACACCTTTCTCGTCGATGATCGCGAGGCGATGCGTGCTGCCATTGTCGAAATTGCCGAACAGGAAGCAGCGGCCGCCGCCGGACCGCGATTGCAGCGTCTGCGAGTAGAGCGTGCCATCGATCGTGCGCTGCCCGATCATGCGGCCGCGGTCGAAAATGAGCAGGCGATTATTCGACGGCGCGAGACTCAGCACGCGACCGGTTTGCGTCATCGCGAACGGGCCGGCATTGAATGCGGTGATCCGGCTTCGGTACGAGTCGCCGTACGACGTCATAATGCGGCTCGGATTGCCGCCCTGCCAGTACACCGAGCGCGAGTCGCGGCCGATCACCGGCAGATCGGACGCCTCCATTGCGAAGCCCTCGAACACCGGCAGCTCGTAAAAGTCCGAGCTCGCCGGCGCGCCGCTCCGCACGACTTCAAACGTGAAATTCGGCACCCCGCGCGTCGCCGACACCTCGAGGTTTTCCATCACCACATGCGCGGTGCCACGGTACCCGGAGACGTTTCCGACGCCGTGCAGCGCCTCGAATGTCGGATCTGCGAGCTGCGTCGCGGTGCCGCGGTAAAAGCGTAGCGTTGCGTTGGCGTGCGATTGCGCGAGGGTGAAATGGTCGACGGTATCGCTGATGTCAAACCATAGCTCGCCGTCCTTCCATATCCGCCGCACGCCGTCGATCTCGCCCTCACAAAGCGCGATGTCGAGGTCGACGTGGTAGACGTATGTAACCGATGTCGCCGTCGGTTCCGGCCCGCCCTTGCCGCCGCCCTCCTCGACGACGATCTCGGTTTCCCGCAGATCTGAGGCGTCGATGATGTTGCCGGCCAGGCGCACAGTGCCGAATACGCGCGGGATCATCGCGCCGTATGCGCTCGTCTGTACCCGCAGATCGCCGAGCCGCGGGCCCTCGTTTCGGATGTCCGGCTTTTTGCCGGGGAACAGGAACCCCCCGAGCGCGGCGCCGATCGACCATCCGAGCGACGCGTAGCCGAACACGCTACCGATGCCGGCGCCGGCGAGTCCTAGTGCGAGCTGCGCCATGCTAGTAACTCACTCCCGGGATCTCGTATCGGCCGCAGATCAGCCGGCGCCAGTGTTCGTCGAGACGGTGCTCGCACACGCGGCGGAACTGCAGCAGCGAGTGAATGATCGTCACTTCCCGCTCGCCGATCCTGCCAAAGATCGCGACGTGCTGCGGAAAGCGTCCGAACCGGATGAGCGCGACGGCGCCGCTCGACGTCAAGAACGTACGCCGCATGTGTGTATCGCACAGCGAGCGCATTTGCTCACCGTCCGGCACGCGTTCGTACGCGCGGATATCGAATTGCGAAAGCCCGAGATCCTGCGCCACTCTGATAAGCAAGCCGGCACAGTCGAGGCCCTCCTTTCTGCTGCGGCCCTGGTGGCGAAACTTCACGCCCACGTAGCTTCGCGCCGCCTGCACGACTTGGTCCGCGGTCACGCTCACGCCTGGAAACCTCGCGTGATCCGGTCCATTCCTGGCAGCCAGCGAAAACCGCCGTGATTCACACCGTTCGCGAATTTGCCGACACAGTCCTCGTCGAAACGCCCGGCGCACCCGGGATAGATCGCGAACGAATCACTCACCGAGATCGCGTAAGGCATCGGCTCGACGAGCACGAGCGCGCCGCCGGCGGTGTGCTCCTTCACTTCCATCGCGAGGCCAGTGTTCTCGCACCCGCTTTGCCATGTGACGAGGCCGCGATCGAAGTAACCGGCGGCCTGCGCGAGACTCGAGGCAGTGAACGTGCGCCGATCGGTGACGGCCGTCACGATCGCGTCGGTCGTGAATAGCGCCAGGTCGACCGTACACTTTGAATCGCCGAGATCGTGCGGGCACCCAGGTTGAAACAGGCGGCCGATCGTCTGCTGCAGTTGCTGCGCGAGGCCGCGGATCTCGGCGTGGAAGCGCCCGCGCTGCTGGCGCACCTCGCCGATGCGCCCACCTGGCAGCGGCAGCGCACCCATCGTGGTGTCGGCCCAGTTGAGCAGGAAGATCTCGACGTGCGCGTGATCCCATCGCCCCGCGAGCAGATCCTCCTCGGTG